GCTCTTGTTCTCTTGTAGGACTTAACAAGGGATCTAGCACGAACTCTCATAAGATCAACGTTGTTATCATCTGCCAGCTCCTTTGAAAGAACTACGGACTTAGCAAATGAATAGTGCTGGATGATCTTATCATAACCCTCTTCAAGGGTATCTTCTGCTGCATTTGCGGACTCTGCCTTAACATCGAAGTTATCAAGACCTCCGATTGTTACGCCCTTTTCACCGAATCTCTTAGAAGACTTCTCGTTGGCAAGGGCCTTAACTATAGCATCATCCTGTGACTTGTTGGCATCTTCTTCTACGATGCACGCATCGAGCTGGTCTGACCACTCGTTCCAGGTATCGTCTCCGACATTACTTCTGATTACTACTGCCATAATGTGCTCCTATTCCGGTCATTATTTGCCGTGGGCACGTAATGACCTGTTATAAGTAGCTTTGAGTTCTTTCGCGTTTTTTTCCGGGAACATTTGCTGCCATCTGGATAGTTCCGCTGCAGGTATTTCAGCATCTTTACTATCACCGGCGCTTCCGCTCACTGTCTTCAAATGCGATTTGCTCTTAGCCTGATTGACTGCTGCTTGCTGCGCTGCCTGTGTTTTGTTTCCCATAAGCCTGTCGAAATTAACAAGCTTATAAGCATCAGACAGTCTTACTCCCGGATGCTGCTGTACATAAGCAATTGCCTGACCGTATGAAGGGTCATTAATTATGTCCTCTTCAGAAGTCTTTGATGGATCCAGCTGCATGATAGTTCTCATGTCTTCAGCAACCATTGTCTGAACCTGTTGCTGCTGGAACTGCATCTGCATACGCTGTGCATTCTGAACCAGGGGACTATTAGCTATTGCCTTGTCCAGTGCTTCTGGATCAACCCCGGCACTTTTAAGCTTCTCCTGCATCTGCATACGCTCCTGCGCCTGCATAGCCTGGATATACTCAGAAGCATTCCTTATGGGCTGACCTGTTACCGGGTTTTTGTACTTGCCGAACATTTGGGCGAACTGCTGATCGACCTGCGCCTGCGCCTGTTGTACCTGCCGCATCTGTGCTTCTGCTTCTCTTCTTGCGGCTGCGTATCTGGCGTTATCTTCAGGTGATTGAGGGTCGGCGGCTCCCTCTTGTGCGCCTTCATCACCTGAGTCTTCTGCGCCTTCATCATCTGCGCCTTCATCTTCGGGTGTTTCTGGTGTTTCTGGTGCTCCTGTTTCCAGCGGTTCGGCGGGCTCCGCTTCTTCTGCGCCTTCATCTCCTTCAGCAAAGAACTGAAGATTGTACTTAAATAAATTCATAAATTCCTTTCTTTTAACTTGGATTTTTGCGCTTTTCCTGCGAATTTAAGCAATAAAAAAAGAAGCCTTTGGGCTTCTAATGCTTCAACTTTCTTCTTCTGTTTCCACTACCGGTTTTACGGGATCATACGTTGTCTTAGTGACCTTGTTATAGTTGGCGCAGTCTTTTGTCCTACACTTAAACTGCATCCTGTATGCAAGGGTGCCGTCTGGCCTTTGTACAAGGTCGTTAGACTCTATTCTCATTTCATTCTTACATAACGGGCATTGCATCCTGCATCTCTCCTTCCATCGGCTGTTCTTGCTGCTGTTGTGCCATAAGCTCAGCTTCCATCTGGGCTTGCTGTTTCTGTTCAGCTATTCTTGCTTCTATGATATCAAGCGCTGTTCCTGCATTTGGATATCCACTTGCTTTCATGAATGTCCAGTAAGTCCGTAAGGTTTCCAGTTCGCCAAGAGGACCAAAAGCCTGAGACTGTAGCTTCATGTCTGTTTGCTGCCACATAGCTTCTCTATTAGCCATAAGAGTTGATGTAGGATCCGTTTCAAAAATAAATTCATCATCCCAGTAGAACTCGCCGCTTGAATCTATCTTAAGGAACTCATGACGGTTTAATCTCTCATGGTCTGTCTGACCTTCAGGACCTACGGTTGTGATCTCTTCATCTGTATCTGCGTATGCAAGCCAGAACTTGAACATAAGCTCATAAAGGTTTGCGTATGCTTCATTCTTAAGTGTTCTCTTAGACTCTAATCTTCCTGCCGCCTGATTGATCGCGTACTGCTTTGCAGTTCCGGTGCGAGCTGACGCATCATATTTGCCCTGGTAAGAATCAGTGATACCAAGCGAAGATTTAGCCCACTGATAGTTAGTTTCAAGCATCGTAACGTCTGTAGCCGTATTAGGCTGCAGGGTAATTACATCTATAAGCTGTTTTTGCGCGGCATTATCAAGGCGGATGATTTTGAATTCTTTTTCATTTTTCTCAACGTCTACGCCCTTTGGCAGGGTAACGTAAGAGCCGCCTGTAAGAAGCTTCTCATTTATCTTTGTTCCAAGCTTCATGATCGTATCTTGCTGGTCGATTATAGGCTTAACGTCTGACTGGCCAAGAAGTGAATCCTGCGCCGAAATATTTCTTCTAAGGACTACCGGATACACATTTGGTTTGTAATACGGAACTTTCTTTTTCTCCTTTTTCATGGTCATTTTTGGATGGCCCATCATATCAAGAACGGGATTACCCATCTCGTCAACCATAGGTTGTTCCACCATTTGAGGAACCTGCATAGGGTTTTCCTGACCATCAACTTTGACTGTAAGCGTATCTATAAGCTCTTCATAATCTTCTGTACTATCTTTCTTTTTCTTGCTTCCACACTCAGGACATACGCCATCAACCATGACCGCGCCGCATTCAGCGCACCTGTCAAGGTGCCTTGCAAGGTAATCTTTGATATCAAGGAGCTTGTAGTTATCGCACCAGGTATATATGCCGACACCATCTTCATCGTTCTTGTAATAAGCTGTATTGACTGTTACAAGGTCTGACGAATAGGATCCGTTTTTCCTGTCTTCCTTCAGGTTATCATCGTCTTCCGCGTCTGATACATCAACATCATAGGTACTCTTGACCGCACCCTTAGTCATTAACGTCTGGATAAAGAAGTAATCCATGTCTCTTACTTCCACGCAGCCGGGCTGTGGTATAAACCTCTTAGGGTGAACCTCAGTAACTTTAAGGTCGCCAAGCTGTGAGTGAAGTCCTGCCTTTGAATCCCACTCGACAAGGAAAAAGTCACCGCCCTGGATCGGGACAGTTCTTTCCATAAAATCGTTGATCTCTGCAAAGTGACAGGTTTTGATCTTATTTTCAAGAAGACGTTCAATCTTTTTAGCAAGTTCGTCATCTTCTGCATGAATCGCTCTAACCTTGGGCATGGGGATAGATGAATCAACCTGCGACTCTATAAGTTCATAGACTATATTACGAACATTTGTGGCCTGCTTCTTGACTGCCGCGCCGGTATTAGGATTAGCCTGCGGGGTTCTTGTACCCACGTAGTAGCTTTCAAAGGTCTTCATATCGGACCTTGCCTGATCATATCCGGCTTTAGCATTATCAAGCTTAATCTTCCAGTCCTTAAGCTTTCTGTCCTCTTCTTTTCTTGTCTGCGTCTTTTCACGAACGCCTATTATCTTATCCTGAAAGTCATTAGCCATCTTTTTGACTCCCTTAATAAACTTATTCATTCTGGGTTCCCCCATCTTTCGATAAGCATTTGTTTTTCGCGCTCATTAGCGTTTTCGTAGTCTTCCCACTGATCCGGTCGCCAATGTACACGCTTTTGGCTCTCTCCGTTGTCCGCACCTACTGTCCAGTAAATGCAAAAATACCTGATCGCATCATTTGAGTGCGTCAAGCTGTGGGGATCATTTGCATATACATTTGGTCTTTTTTCGTCTTTTTGGATCTTGGTGATACACTTGTAAGCTTCCGGTGCGCAGTCCCTATAAGCCGTTAATTTGCTCTTTTCTCCCGGCTTATGGTATAGATACTCTTTCATGGCTGCACAACCCGCCACAAGATCCCTGTTAACCTTTGTAAGGTTTACGCCGTTTTCGGCAAATAAATCTGCTCTCGAACGGCCTGTTTCTTGCGACCTGTTCCATATATCTGAAGGGGCAAGATACTGAACTACGTTGTAATCTCTCGATAAGTCTATGATCGTCTGGGCGCAGGCTCCGATAGTAAGGTTCGGTTCGCAGTGCTCTTTTATTATCTGAGCATTGCCGTATGCATCCCTGTTGATCCAATATCCGGCGAACATATCAAGTCCGTAGTCCATTACAAAGTAAGTATTGACCTTACCTTTAAGCTCTTCATGTGATATAAAGCTTTCTCTTGTAACTTCCGCGAAGAAGGCACCACCCGGAACAGTAAGAGCTTCATCAACTGTTGCCGGATACTCTGCATAGATTTCATCACCTATACTAGCCTTGGTCTTGTCATACCATTCCTGTGTTCTTGACGGGTCCGCAGTCCAAGGCAGGAACATCTTGTGGAATCCATTGTTTTCTGTAATATAAATCTCTTCAAACAATGATCCACGCTTTATTGTAGAAAGCCCGATAAACTGACCGCTTCCAGGTCTGTTAATTATAGGGAAGGCTGACGCCCATATCTGGCGGTCAAACTGCTGAAATGCCCATTCATCAAAGATGAGCAAATCAGCAGTGAAGGAACGAGCCGCATTCTCATTACTTGCAAAGCCCTGAAACGTTGAGTCTGGCCCATCCGGGTGATGTATAACTAGCTTTAGTGCTGTCCATTCAAACGTGCAACCTGTCCATCCAAGCGGTGCTTTTTTCTTGTCGTATATAAGTCCAAGGCAGTTATCACAGATAAACACTGCCCTTCTTATAAGCTCCATTGCTTCATTCTCAGATCGTGATAGTCCTACAACCACACGCCCCGGTCGAAGCATAACAGTTATCGCATAATGCACTACAAGCCATGAGAAGCCTAGCTGTCTGGCCTTAAGGATTATGTTCTGCTTATTTTCTTTAAGCTCTTTAAGCGCCTGCCTTTGCGCAGGCCAAAGCCTGAAAGGCTGAACGATTTCGTCTTTCGTTCTATCTTCTATATGCCCGTAGTGTTCACAGAAATACACGGGATTTCTTATGCATTCGTCAATCTCCAAGAACCGAAGTTCTTGTAAATCGCTCATGCTGGCATTCCCCATAAGCCACTCTCCAATTAATTTTATGCATTAAAAAAGCGCCCGAAGGCGCATGGAAACTAGGTTTTAGTACATAGTACCCAAGTTTCAAAATTTAAAAATTTTTTCTAGCGGGTATATGGGTACCCACGCGGCGCGCGGCCCGCCCGGCGCGTGGGGGGGGAGGGTGGCCTGCTGATCCGGTACCCGCCCCGCCCTGCAAGCCGCTTCCTTACTACATTCTATACACCACTTCATGCGGAGGAATACACTTCATGATGTATATATGTAAATGTATATGTTGGGCCAGCTGATCCGCTACCCGGTCAAGGGCTGCCGGATCCAGGCTGCTTTTTTTGGCCCCCTTTTTCGGCTGACTCTGTCAGCCGTTTTTTAATTTGTTTTTTGTTGATTTTCTCACATTTTCAACTATTCGCAAAACATACATTTTACGAATAGTTTTCTGAAACCCGCTTAAATACTAGCTTTTCGGCTATCTTCTTTTTTTAGTTCAATTCAAATCATCAAAAATTGATCAAAAAATTGATAATTTGATAGGAGTAATGCTATATTTTAGCATTTATTATTCTTCTTGATCTTCCTGCTGGCCCTGTCCCTTTAAACGCTCCAGGGCATTTTTGATAACTTGTCTATCTGCATCGGTCATTATATCCGCAGTAATTTCTGATTTGCTGACTGGCTGCTCTCCGGCCGTGTCTCGTAGTGCTGCATATGCTTTGACGTCACCTTCTAAAGCTCGCTGATACATCGCTATTGTCATATTTTCTAGGCAGGTTTTTCCGGTCGTTTTGTCGATTGTACCTAATAATATATCGGCCTGCTCTTTGAAGGTTCGTCGTTGCGCGTGCATTGCGTTGACGGCTTCAGCTCCGGCCCTGTGTACTTCTTTGTCACGTTCCGGATCAGCTCCCAAAATTAACAATCTTCCACCGTTAAAACTTCTATATGTTCCGGAAGCGTTTTTCGTACCGTTCGGAAGCAACTTGAAATATTCGTCAAAAAATGGATCCGGCGCAATCTTATTTCCTTTTTCATCTTCCGGAAGGTTTTCTATAATGTTTTGAAGCTCTTCAGCTGATAAGTTATTTTTTTCTATCATCTTTACACCCTCCGCCCTGCTGCCGGCGTTCCTTGTCTATAATCTTGTCACCTGCTGCCGGCGTTCTTGATCTGCTGCCCTGCTGCCTGCTGGATCTTGTCACCTGCTGCCGTCTTACTTCTATATAATGCAAAAAAAGAAGACCAGGAAAAAAATTTCTTGATCTTCTTTAGAATTTTTCTTGCTATCATTCTAGCATATTTCAATATAACATTTTATAACATGTTTTTTATCTTTTAATAGTATTTATTATCTTCTGTTATGCTTTTCTGATCTTCTGGCCCTGCTGCCTTCATGAAGTCATTAATTGCATTTTTTAATACTTCATTTTGTGATGTATTTCTTTTTTTACATTCTTCTTTAAATGCTTGTGCATCTTCTTTTTTGATCTTACAACCAACTACAGTGTAATGAGCTAAATTATACTTGTTATTTGCTCTTTTCTTCGCTTCAGATATTGCCATAGCAGCCCCCTTTCATATTATTTCAATGCTTCAATTATAGTTTAAATCTAGCTATACAGTTAAACCATGTACGTTTTGCACAAAATACATGGTTTAACTTTGTGCATAATGTCAATTTACATACACGGTTTAACCGTGTATTATGAAATCACAAACAAACAACAGCACACAAACAGAAAGGAATAAAAGCCATGAAAAAATACTTTATCAACTGCACAACCTTAGAAGAGGTTAAAAACACTTTCCACGAACTTGCTAAGAGACTTCACCCGGATGCAGGCGGCGATCCTGAAGAGTTCAAAAAAATGTACGCCGAATATAAGGAAGCTTTCGAACGACTTAAGAACGTACATAAGAACCACGAAGGCCAGACCTACACTAAGGACACCGAAGAGACTCCGGAACAGTTTGCAGAACTTATAAGGACACTTACAAAAATGAACGGCTGCATAGTTGAGTTAATAGGAAGCTGGATCTGGATAAGTGGAAACACCAAGGAATATAAAGACCAGCTCAAAGGACTACACTTCAAGTTTTCAGCAAAAAAAGCTGCCTGGTACTATCACGAAGGCGAGTACCACAAGAGAAACGGAAAAGTGTTCAATATGGATGATCTTCGCAACATGTGGGGCACAACCAAATACGAGAACGAACAGAAGGCAATTGAAGCTTAAATATAGATCACGGGCCGCCGGTCCCATAAAACCGGCGGAAAGGTTATAACATGAAAAAACAGACTCTCACAAAAAATCAGGTTGAAACTTTAAAGGTAAACATAAGAGCCGCCGTTCAATATCATAGCAACTCAGCGGACTACATTGGAAAGAAGCTACAGCAAATTGATCAGTTCCTGAAGTTGGCCGCAGAACTTTACATACTAGATGATTATAGCGAAGTGGCTAGAATCATGAAGGAAGTCGGAGACGCGGGACTTGATGAACTCGACTTGATCAAAAAAACAACCGCTTAATATAGGACACCCGCCCCGGAGGTTACGAAGGCACGAAAGGAAGACATGAGAACCCAAAAAGAGATATATCTTTTTAATACAATGTTTGAGCACTACGGCAGGGAAGATGATACATGGAAGGCCGTAGAAATAGCAATCAGAAGCAATCTAACACCGGAACAGGTTTATGAAATATTTTAAGGAGGTTACAACATGAAAATATTAGCAGTTCTCGCAATTATAACAGCTATATCAGGACAGGCAGCACCTCAGGAAGTCGGGACCGATTACCCCCAGGGGTTCATAGTAACTGAAGTAGATCAGGAAGCCGACACGATCACATTAACAACCGCCACCGGTTACGACTATATATGGGAAGGCGCAGAAGACTGGCAGGAAGGCGACCAAGTAGCCGCCATTATGAATGACAACGGCACCCCGTCAATACTTGATGATAGCATTATCTGCATCAAGTACGTAGGTTTTTAATTAGATCACGCCGACCGGGGCCGGATTAAAGCCCCGGAGAAAAGGAAAAAAAATGTTAGTACCTGAAGCATTTAAAATAACAGCACCAAAACAGCCATACAAGTTTTATCAAGATAATATCCAGCAGGAAATAACACAAGCAATCGTATATAATCCATCAAGTTTTAGACTTAGAGAAATAAAAAGTATAAGTATAGAAGAAGGCTGCATTATATACCACGTTTAAGAAATAAGCCGACCGGGACCGGCTAAAGTCCCGGAGAAATGAGGAAGATATGAGATTCAAATATAGACCAAGCAAGACAAAGGCCCGCGAGTTTGCGCAGGAAATGGATAGAATAGATCAATTTTGCAGCGAAAACGGAATTGATCACAGCAGGACAAGTGACAGCTATTACTTCACTATAGACGGCCAAAAATACCGCGTATCTAATCATACAGTAGCAGCATCAAACGCAGGAGCCTATAACGATCTAGGCGAAAAGATCCGCGACAAGTACCACGAAGGCGGCGAAGAATCCGACACAATATATATTACAGCAGGCAAGACACGAATCATCGAAATTTATAACGATCTTAAGGCCGGCTATAAGCTGGACAGACGCGGAAGACGCAAGGAGGTTTAATCATGAATACATGGGAAGCAATACAAAAGACGTTGAAAGATATAGAAGCAATGGAAGCGGCTAATAAAGCGCTTCCAGAGATAAAAAAGGTTGTTAATAAATGGGATGGCAAATGTTTTAACAAGCGTTTTGATGCTGATCTTAAGGCGTTAAATCTTCCAGGACATATCTACATGTCAACCAGTGACGAAAACCGGTACACAGTCCAATATAGCCCCAACGGATCAAATCAATGGTTCACAATCCTATTTACTTTAAGGCCAAGCAACAAATATTATGACCCGGAAAAGTCTTTTTTAGGACCTGACAAGCGACTGAACCGTGAAAAGGCTTTTGATCAAATAGAATCCGGCCGCATCGAACGGCTGAAGACAATTAAAGCATATAGGGACTATCTAGCAACAAGAGAAGACACGGAAAAGATGCTTGAAATACTCAGAAAGCAAATAGCAACCATCACCGCCACAATACCGTATACATTGCAGGACTATTTCAATATAAGGCGCAGATGATCACATAAGGGCGGCCCTGCTGCCGCCCCACAATAGAAAGAAGGTGCAAAAATGTATAATCGCACAAAAATTCAGAATCTTGATCCCAGGCAATTGATCTATCTATCTTACCACACTGAAGAATCCGGAACCGAAGCACTCATTATCAATGGCAAAGATTACCTTGATAGAGCTAAAGAACATGGGCGCCCAAGCATCGAAGAACTTAATGAAATATGCAATAGATATCCCGACCGGGAACTATATCTTGATTGCAATTTAAGAGGATGGGCTATTGTTATCCGGAACGAATCAAACGAAACAATGTACAATTGGCCAAATCTCGAAAAAATACAATAGTCCAATAAAACGGACAGATAAAATGTTACAATAACCAGCGACTACTACCCGCCCCGGAGGTTACGAAGGCAGAAAGGAGAATACCATGAAAGATTTAACAGCTTATATTGATTCTTTAAAGAACGGGGAAGCTATGACGAAGGAAGAATGGCTTAACTGGATCACTAAAGAAGAAAAGGATTATAACGAAAGGCTGACGGATGAAGAAAAAGATTTTATCATCAGCGAGTTAGACAAAGCCGGTCTCGTTAAATAATCATTACACTAACTGGCGGCGGCACCTGCTGCCGCCTGGATCCAAAGGAGAGCACCACACAAGGAGGTAAACACTTGAGCAATGATAATATACAGCGCCTGGCCGATAGGCTGGCCGGATGGTATGACAATTTCGCACCCTACGAACCACCGGAGCAAAGCGACTATTTTTTCATACAACTGGATAGCAGGGACAACCGGGAGCCGCTTCTGGATCTTCTGAAGGAAACGGCCACGGAGATGGACAAGGCTATAGAATCCGATAAGAAGTCATATGCAGAGCTTCTATTGATCATCAAAGAGATTGAAAAGCTGTAGCAAGGAGGCTGTTATGAGAACTCTCACAAATAAGCAAATAGCACGTATAATGGACATGCACTCAATGACCTGGTATATCGAAAACGGCCACATATATGGGCTGATCTACTACACAAGCAGGAACGGCCGCCGCGGCGAAGAAAAGACCGATTTAACCGGCTACACTGTTAATCAAATGCGCGATTACTTGAATTATTGACCCTTACGTTTTATAATATAAATACTCCTTTCGTGTTTGGTTGTTTGTTTGTGTACACGA